GCAGCTAATCGACGGCAACGGCTTTACTAACGTTAATAACATTCTTGATGATGTTTACACAGGCAAAGCACACCAGCGCCAGATCAATGAGCATTACGCAGATCTATACGTTCCTGATATTGCCTACGCAAAGAAAGACAAGCCTGGTGGACCAATGGTCGCTAAGCGTCTTGCTGCTCTCGACAAAATCCAAGAGCTAGCCAAAAACGCGAAAACCATCGCTCCTACAATTAACAGCCAATATGACGAAGCAATGACAAACATTGCAAACAACCTTGGTCTTCCAAGTGTCACACCAGAAGTCCTTAAAAAGACTTTGTCGCGTGTAACACCAAACACTGACCTTGGCATGATTGCAGCGGACTACCTTCGTGCTATTGGCGTCATGAACGACCAGGGCATTGTCAATAAAGACCCTGACGCAGACATTGATGAAGTAGTATTACAGCATCGTGAAGACTTTTTAGTGCTGCTCAAAGCACTTCAAAAAGCAGGTGTTATCGATGACTTTGGCCTTGCCTTCAGAACATCGGCCGGTGGTCGTATGTATCCTGTCCATATGCTCGTTCCTAAGCTCCCAGCATTGGAAGCTAAAGCTGAGTTAAACAACGTCCGTAAATTTGAAAACAGAGCTAAGCCAACCCATTGGGAAGGCAAGATCGAGATCAACGGCCATCCGTTTGGCAACTACGACAACACGGAAGCCTTTATTGATCGCGAACAAAAACAAGCTCTAGTAATCAACGACAAGATTTATGAGATGATGGACAAGATGCAGTCCACACCACAAATTCACCGTGGACTTGATCTTATATACAAAAAGGATGGAACTACAGACAGTGCGTATACGCTGGCTGCAGCCGAAGCCTTAAAACAGTATAAAGACAACCAAGGCGAAAATGGTGGCATGACTCCGCTGTTCATGAAGCGCCGTGCACAAGATCGACTTCGTGTAGATACTTTAAACGGCTCTGCGTCATATCAAGGCAAAGCAGGTAAAGCTATTTGGGAGTTTCCTAATTGGGAACCACTTGGCGAAGCAGGCTTTGAGCAAATGCTTCACAGCATGCGCGATCATTTCGGCATTTCAAATGAACTTCCGTACAATGAACGTGTCGGCTTTTTGTTTGGCACAGTCGGGCAGTATATGCAGCTTGCTGGTCGTCCAGCTAGCGATGCTATTCCGCAGTCAGATCTAGACATGCCTCTTATCGACTATTTGGTCAATGCCTATGGTCAGGATGGAAGCTATGTATTTAGCCACACACGCGGAGGCACACCAAAGCTGTTTCTTGACAAGCAAAGCGGAACTATTCTTTACCAAAAGAACCACGCATTGTTTGACGTTGCAGATCACGGCTTTGAAATACAGCGTGCAGCCATCGAACTAGGGCGCATGAGGTCTTATCTGGAAAATATTATACCAGGTGCTAAAAAGATCCCATCAAGCGAGCTCTTTATGATGCCACAGTCTCAAGAGGCTTTGGCAGACTTTAGATCAAGCTATCCTGTTTGGTTCGATGGAACATCATCTTCATACCAGCTACACGCTGTGCTTACTGGCGACGCCAATTTGGCCCAAGAAACTAACATTGGACCAATGGACCCAGATGGACCAGGTGGCGATTTGTACCGCCCTGGTGCCGAGTATCTTCAGCGTGCACTTGACTTGCCACAAACTAAAACACGCAAGATTACTAAGAAATTCATTAGTAATCGGCGCAGTTATGGCCAAGTTAAGCTCACAGCACTCAAATCTGGTGCAGATGAGATAGCAAAGTCAGTGCCTGCATATGCCGAGCGTGACGAGAGTGGCCAATGGCCGCAGCAAATCAAAGACAGTTTGAAGCAAATTCAAAACGATCTTGAGTTGCAGTTCGACACACGGTTCCCAGGCGCTGCAATGGCAGAAGGTGTCGCAAAGTCAATTGCTAGCACAATGTACAACATGCAAGGGCAAGATATGTTTGCGGTGCGTGTTCCTCTTCCAGACGGAGACGTTGCTGTCTATACAGGCAAATTGCCAGACAGTGCAAAGAAGCGCGTAAAATGGAGCATCGACAAAGACAAGAACATTGCCGTTCCAGTTTTTGAAGACAAGAAAGCTATCACAGGCTTTGCTGCTTTTTTGAACCACGCTTTAGACGCTTACGTTCAACGCGAACTTGCAAAACGTCTTCGTGCTAATGGAGCAACAGGCTTTATGCACACACATGACGCTTTTGCTGTGCACGCTAAAAACGGCGAACTCATGCGACAGCTTTACTGGCAGATTTTGAGAGAGATTGCAGCTCAGCCAATTTATCAAAAGATACTTGAGGCAAACGGCTTAGATCCAAATTCAATGTCTGTTCGTTACAACATAACGACACCAGAAGGCTCACAAACCGCAGAGCGCCCAATGGCAGATGTGCTTCAGCAAATCGAGCAACAAAAATCAATGACATTCGGACAAGAAGCAGAACCGAACTTCTACGCATTGTCATAAAATACCTAAGGAGAGCAAATTGAAATCTTACGAGCTATATCAGCTTATCGAAGTTTTCGACCAAATGATGAAAGACGAGCGCTTTACCAAACAAGCGCGAATTAACATGGGGCAAGAGTTTATTAACGCTATGCCTCCAGCATCTTTAGTTAAAAGTGCATCGCAAACATACATGATGGTGCGCAACTACATGGCAGTCATACTGCAAGGAGCTGTTCAAAATGGACAAACCGAAAGCGACGATAAATCCAAAGTCAAAACGCCTAGTGGCAGCACCCCAGATAAAACCAGCATGGACGGAAAAGAACATGCACATGCATCCGATAAAACGGATGAAGCTGGAGGGCGGCGAAAGGTGGGAAAGACATCTGGAGCACCTTCGAACAGTAGGCGCAAAAAATCATAGACCAGTCGGAGTACCAGATGGCTGGGGTCGCCAACTCGATAAACTTGCTGAAGTTCGTGAACAATTACGAGTTAAAGCAGAACAGAAAGTACAGCAAATGATTGAACAAGGTTTACTACCGTCTGACGACGATATTGCCAAGCGCGCTGTCACAGTTTTGCTTGAGATCGCTGAAGGACCTGATGCTGCCACCACTAAAGCTGGTGCAGCAAAAGCTCTTTTGGAGTTCACCAAGCAGAAGCCCGTGAACAAGCATGAAGTAAAGGCGGTCGCTGAAGAGTGGCTGGCAAGTCTAGATGACAACAGCGAAAGCACAGAAGATCAGGAAGCAATTGAGGGATGACTTTGGATTTTATTCCAAAAACGTTCTCAAAATTAGAACAAAAGACGGCGACGTAACTGCCCTTGAACTTAATGAAGCACAACAAAGTCTTTTAGAAAAAGTTGAAGAGCAGTTTAAAAATGAAGGCAAAGTTCGCGTCATTATTCTAAAAGCCCGCCAAATGGGCTTGTCTACAATGGTCGGTGGTTGGCTATATTGGTGGCTGTCACAACGCAGAGCACAACGTGGCTTAGTTGTGACCCACCACGCCGACAGCACCAGAGCTTTGTTTGATATGACAAGGCGCTACCACGAAAACTGCCCAGATCCTATTAAGCCACACACAAAATACTCTTCAAGACGAGAGCTGAACTTTGACATCTTAGATAGCTCTTACGTTGTTGCGACGGCTGGTGGTGAGTCAGTTGCGCGAGGTGAAACAGTCACTGTTGCGCATCTATCAGAACTTGCTTTCTGGTCGCATTCAACTGCCGAAGAAAATTTCAACGCTATTATGCAGGCTGTGCCTAACAAGCCAAACACAGCAGTCTTTATCGAATCAACTGCCAATGGCGTCTCAGGCAAATTCTATGATTTATGGAAAGGTGCTTGTGAAGGCACCAACGGTTTTATACCAGTCTTTTTGCCTTGGTATATTCAAGAAGAATACCAAGAGCCGTGGGTCTATGGATCTGATTATACGCCTGAAGAAGAAGAGCTTATTAAAAAATACCAGTTAACAAATGAGCAGCTAGCATTTAGACGCAAAAAAGTAGCACAAAACGGTATTGATTTGTTTAGGCAGGAATATCCGTCTGATGCTGACGAAGCCTTTTTAACGTCAGGGCGACCTATATTTAATCCAGACCAAATATTAGAGTTTCTGGAAAAAGCCAATGAGCCAGTAGCTCGCATGGCTTTAGAAGACGAAACATGGGTAAAACATCCTAGAGGTGAATTAACTCTTTATAAAGATGTCGATCCAGGTGAGATGTACACAATAGGTGCTGACGTTGCCATGGGTATACGCGGCGGTGACTATTCCGTTGCCCAAGTGCTAGACAGCAAAAAGCGACATGTCGCAACATTCAGAGGTCATGTGCATCCTGATTATTTTGCAGATGTTCTTTTGCGTTTGGGTGAGTTTTTTAACGACGCATATATTATTTGTGAAAGCAACTCCCACGGTCTTTTAACGTGCACACGTTTGTACAAAGATTACGGTTATTCTAACTTTCACACTGAAATTGTTGTCGACAAAATAAGCGACAAAGAAACCATTAAATTAGGTTTTTCCACAACTTCAAAAAGCAAACCACTAGTGATCAACGAGCTTAGAGCTTCGCTTCGCATGGATGAACTTGAAATCCACGACAAAGTGACTTTGCGCGAAATGCTTACTTATATCGAGACAGAAACTGGAGGCATGGAAGCTGAAGCAGGCTGCCATGACGACTGCGTGATGTCGCTTGCGTTTGCAAACTATGGGCACCAGCAAGGCTGGGAGCCTGTCCAAATTTATGATGATTATTACAGCGAGGCAATCTAATGGCTGAGACATTTACAGCACTGAGTGAAGATGAGCTGCTCAGTCTCGTTAGAGACGAGATCAAAGGCTCCATCGGATATTCCGACGGCGATCTTAGCCATGAACGGCAACAGATGCTGCGTTACTATCACGCAGAACTGCCTGAGCGCCAATCAAACGGCAACAGCAGCTACGTTTCACAAGATGTGTACGATGGCGTTGAGGGTTTAAAAGCGCTTCTATTAGAAACCTTTTCTGCCGGAACCGACGTTGTTCAGTTTTCTGCTCAAGGTCCAGAAGATGTCGAAATGGCTCGTGTCTGCACAACATACACGAACTACATCATTCATCGGCAAAACGATGGTTTCTCTATCTACAGAGATATTATTCACGATGGGCTTATGGCGCGCAATGGTATTGCGAAAGTCTACTGGGACAACAACATTGAACTAGTCGAAGAAGAATTTGAAGACTTAACTTCAGATGAACTTGATGGCCTTATGGCTGACCCGAATGTTGACGGTTTGCAGTCGCTTAACGACGAAGATGGCTTGCTGTCTGGTGTAATTCGCAAAAGCACAAACAAATCTAAAGTGTGCATTGAAATTGTGCCACCAGAAGAATTTATTATTAACCCAATGTCTAAAAGCGTCACAGACGGTTTTGTTGCGCACAGACGCACAATGCGTAAAGCCGACTTGATTGCTATGGGCTTTGATCCTGACATTGTTGAAACTATTGCAAGCGACGAAGACCCACTGGGTGAAAACTACTCTGAGCGTTATTATCGTCATGAGCAGGTAGGTCCACAAAAACTGTCGCCAGACGAACACAACCGCCAAGAGCAAATGAAGCAAGTGGTCGTTTATGAGTCTTATGTCGAAGCAGACATGGAAGGTGACGGTGAAGCTCGTTTATATAAAGTTGTGTCAGCTGGAACTACTCTTCTTGATTTAGAAGAAGTAGATCGCAGACCATTTATTGTATTTACGCCTATACCTGTTCCGCATTCATTTCACGGCGAAAACTTTGCTTATAAGTTAATGCCTACTCAGAATGCTCGCACAGCGCTAATGCGTTCAATTTTAGACCACGCATCTGTAACTACAAACCCAAGGTACCTTGTGCAAAAAGGTGCATTGTCAAATCCGCGCGAGCTTCTAGATAATCGTCTTGGTGGTATTGTTAATGTGACTCGCCCAGATGGTGTGCAGCCACTTCTTCAAAACCAGCTAAACCCCTTTATTTTCCAAACAATAATGCAGCTCGAAGAAGACTCCGAAAATACATCGGGTATTTCTAAGCTGTCGCAGGGTTTAAATAAAGACGCTGTTAGCAAGCAAAACTCTGCTGCAATGGTTGAAAATCTTGTGAGCTTGTCACAGCAGCGCTCCAAAATCATTGCTCGCAATTTTGCCAATGGGTTTTTAAAGCCACTCTTTTTGGAAGTGTACCGTCTAGCAATTGAAAACGAAAGCTACCAAAAGGTAGTCGATGTTGCAGGCAATTATGTCCAAATAGATCCTAAGGATTGGGCAGAACGAAAAGACGTAGAAGTATCGTTCAAGCTAGGCTACGGCGAAACTGAGCGCGAAGCACAAAAGTTTCAACAGCTTCATGCAATGCTTTCACAAGATCCAGGCATACAGCCGTTTTATACGGCACAAAACAAATATGCCATGGTTCGGCAAGCAATGCTCAATGCCGGAATTAAGGATGTCGACACATACCTTACTTCGCCAGACAAAGTCGAGCCACCACAGCCAGATCCAGCAGCTGAAATGCAGATGCAAATGCAGATGAAGCAAATGGAACTCGAAGAGCGCAAAGTGGCGCTGCAAGAGCAAGAGCTACAACTTAAAGCACAAATTGAACAAGCACGCATTGAACTTGATAAAGCGAAAGCCGAAGCAAGTGTTGCTGCGTCTTACAGCGCTGAAGAACGCAAAGACTTCGATTCAGAAGTACGCGCAGACATTGGTTACAAAGAGCTTGAGCTCGCTAAATCAACGCCTGCAACGGATCGTACTGCAATCATTAGTCCTAATTCATAGGTGCGTTGCAGCCAGGCGTCGCTGGAAATTTTAATTAGGTCAAGGAGAGACTATGGAAGACCAACAACTAATTGAGCAGGGTACTCACGCAGAGGTGCTGCTCGGAAATGACGCGTTTACGAAAACCGTCAACGGCTTACTCGATCAATATGTAAGCCTTTTTTTCTCTACTGATCCGCTACAAAACGATGAGCGCGAAGTCGCTTATCATTCTGCGCGGGCAATGCAAGAAATCGTTAACACATTGAACCAAAAGGTGATGATGAAAAATCAGATCCTTTCGGCGAAGGAGTAATATATGTCCGAGACTACTGAAAATAGCGTCTCCGAGAACCCTGAAGGTCCATCAGTGGACACCGCAATCAATGCTTTTATGAAACGTTGGGAAGACTCTCCAGAACCGGAGACATCGGAACACGAAGATGAAAGCGAAACAGACTCTGAAGAAGAAGTAAGCGAAAGCTCAGAGGATGTTGAAGACTATGAAGTTGTCGAAAGTGAAGAAATAGACCTCGATGACGTCGATCTAAATGACGATTATGATGATGAAGAATATGAAGTTGAATTAGCAGCTGATGATCTGGTCACCAAAGTCAAAGTTGGAGAAGACGAATACGAAGTATCTGTTAAAGACTTGAAACGATTATACGGTCAAGAAAAGTCGCTTACTAAAAAATCTCAACAAGTAGCAGAACTACGCAAAACTCTTGATCAAGAGGTACAAAAGAACGCAGTCGTGTTGAAATCGCTGTTGGAAAAAGCTGAGGAAAAGCTAAAGCCATACGCAGAGATTGATATGCTACTAGCATCTCGTCAAATGGAGCCTGAAGACTTTGCACAACTTCGCAAAGAAGCTCAGGCTGCTTACGATGACTACCAATTTCTTAATCAAGAGTCAGATAAGTATTTGGAGATGATCCAATCAACTCGCCAG